TAAAAGAATTTTTTGCAGCCTCGCCCTCCGATAACGACTTATATCGGTCCATTAACGTAGCTAAGCGTTTAAATTTTTCATCAGGGATCAATAATTGATCAGTCATATAAAAATATTTTCAAAAAAATTTTGGTGGGTGGGGCATGGACAATGTACCTTGGTTTAAGGGGGCTGTAAAGGTTCATAATTTTTTAGCACGTAATTATATGTCCAAAATAGGAACGCAAGCTGTCGCTTACGTTTATCGTCCGGTTGGGGGGGCTGGCCAAAAAAAAGCCAGCTGTTAAGCTGGCCTTTTTGTTGCTGGTAGTACCTACTTTACAGTAGGTGCTACGCTAACGGTTATGCAAGGGTACTTGCCCGCACCATTGGCGCCAGTAGTGCCATTTAGCGCTTGGCCAATAACGCGCCAAGCATGGTTAGTATGCCCGCCAACACGTTGGCCGTGCACTATGTGCATAAGGTTATTGCTAGTAGGGTTGCCATTGGCATGCCATTGTAGCAAGTTTATTTTACCAAGCTTAGCATATGCACTGTGGTTTAAGTGGTAAGGTAAAAGCGCGTTAGCAACATTGCATTGCACTAACGGGCAACCAGTAGCAAACATAGCCAGCATATAACCATTGTTTTTAGTATAGTTAGGCTGTGCACCATTTTTATATGTGGCAGGGTACAATTGCGTAGGGTTATTTAAATTAATATTGCTGTTAGGCGTAATAATTAGGTTACTTAAATTACCACCGCAATGCTTATTAGCAAAGCCCATTAGCTGTGCAAAAAATAAACCATCTTTTGCCCACTGGTAAACCATGTTAGGCATGGTAATGGGTGCAGGTGTAGCCACTGTTTTAGTGGCTGGTTTAGTGGTAGCGTTTTTAGCCGTGCTACCCTTGGCTGTAGTAGTTTTAACCATGGTAAATTTACCTATATAAAGTTAAGCGTTATTGCTTAGTGTGCTAGCACACCTATTGCGCTAGCACGTAAGTATTATACACACGCTAATTATAAAAAACACTACTTTTTTATAATTATTTTATTAAAAAAAGTTAATGTCTAAGTGGTTAAAAAACAGACAGAAACTGAAAGATATAGATAGATGATGTATGTATGTATACGCATACATACATGGTTCTTTCCTCGTCCTTCACGTTCATTCCTCTCTCTCGCTTCACAGATTCTTTTCATCTCTTATCGTAACCATTGGACATAAAAAATGCCCACCGAAGTGAGCATCTTTTAAACAGGTTTAGAAGTTTACTTTTTAACTTCTGGTGCAACACTTACCGTGATACATGGATATTCCCCTGCGCCACGTTTACCGCATGAACCATTGAGTGCCTGACCAATTACACGCCATGCTGGACACGGATGGCCACCTATACGCTGTCCATCTACAATGTGTTGTAAATTTCTACTTACAGGTTTATTTTCTGCCACCCACGTTCTTAAATCAATTTTGCCTAATTCTGCATACTTGGGGTGACCTTTATGGTATGGCGTTCCGTCTACAATGGGACAACCAATAGCTAACATAGCGAGCATGTATCCGTTGTTACAAGTGTAATCTATACCGCCATTTTTGTAGGAAGTCGGATATAAACCTGTACCAGTTTCCACGTAATGTTCTACGTTTACAATACTGCATGGATTTACTACAAGATTATGGTAAGAACCGCCCGCGTGTTCATTTGCAAACGGGCGTAATTCTGCTTCAAACTTACCGTCTGTGTCGTAAGGATAAACACGTACAGGCATAGAAACAGTGGATGGTTTTTGAACAGCAGGAGATGCTTTTTTTGTTGAAGATTTTTTAGTTACAGTTTTCATAATAAAATACCTATTCTGTGGTAAATGGACTGGAGAACCAGTAGCCAAGACGTTATTGCCTTGACATAATACTATTATACACACAGAAACTACAAGAAGCAACACTTTTTAAATAGAAATAACAAAAAAAGAATTCACATGAACTCTGGTGAAATCTGCGGAAATCCTAAGAAATCACGCGCCCACGATCATGTATATAGTCCATCAACCCTTTCCAATCAACCTTCTTCTCTGCTTCCCAATCAGGTTTCATTTCCTCGTCGTTCTTCGTCCTTCTTCCCAGTAACATGGCTCTTTTTCCATCAAATAATTTTACTTGGTCTGTCTCTGTCTGTCTAACTAAGTTCCAAACAGACGCGCCAGCCTGTGAATGCTGTACTTGCCAGAGCACTTGTTGTGGGCTAAGATCTATATGCTTAACAGTCTTTAACTTACAAATCTTGAGTTCTAGCCAAAAACTGTGACCTCTGTAGACACCAAATAAGTCAGGGACTCCTGGACTAGCCCATGACTCTATTCTTGTCCACAGAACATCTAAATCAGCAGTTCCTGCTTTTAATTGTTTCCAAAACTTGGATTCTGGCTTAACGGGCATCGTGTTCTATTGTGACACCTTGCACAAGACTTGGGTACTCATCTTGTAGTTTTGCTATTTCTTTCAGGACTTCTTCTTTTGACATCTGGTCAATCTTGCCATGCAGTATTTCTTTGCGATCAACATACAATCCTGCTGCCTGACCTCTTGACTTTTCCGCTGCAACAGCAGATGCGTAATTACCATTCTGCATTGCTTCGTCTCTTATCTTTGCTAATGTCTTTACATGACTTTCAAACGTCACTTCGTACTTACGCCCCATCTCTTTCTTTAATTCGTAAATCCTTTCTACGACCATCGGGTGAGTTTTACCATCTAGCAGGCGTGAGGCTATGACGTGCGCACCGTTCTTGGCATAACCAGCTTGGATAGCACATTCGGTTTGGGTTAAATCCTCACAAACATATAACCTACAGAACTCCTCTTGTTTTGGAGTAATGCCTTTTTCTTTGCGTGGATTAGCTACTACTTCTAACTGTTCTTTGTGTGTGACTTTGGGAGCTGCCATAATCTTTCTATAATAGGGGGAAAAACCAAAGTATAACAGAGTTGAAATTTTTTAAAAGTGCTCGCGTAAAAGCTCAGATGATATTGGAATCATGATTATTGTTTAATCAGATATTCTGTATGTACCTGTAATCATTACAGATAGTGAGATAGTGAGATATTATGTATTCTTAAAATTTGTTTTTTAACTTTTTTCTTTTTACCCCTATTATAGAAACTTAGCGTCTACTTCATCCATAATAAATTCTGTTACATTAAAATGACGATTAACATTGCCAATTATTTCGTACACGGCACTGTCTATTTCAGTGGCATCCCACACGTATTTGTAAAAATCACTATTGTCACCATATGGGTAGTCATCATTTACAAATAGGGTTTGCAATGAACCGCGTTTTTTTACGGCATCTACCCTGAATATGGTGCGGTTGTGGGAAGTATATGCGGTTGGTTTGATTTTAGTAACTTTTAAATAGACTTTCATAATTACACCTTTCTGTGGTTAGTTCTGGGGCGTTATTGCGCCAGTTATAAAAGCATAACTTATTGAAAACAAAGGAGCAATCTTTATTTGTTATGGTAAGAAAGCAAGGGAGGCGCACCTATAGGCGGAGCGCACCCCCCTTGTTTCTACCACAGA